TTAGTCTAGTAAAGTGGGTTCTATGGTGCTAATGCTCTCTCCTGTGATTGAATCGCCAATGTTTTTTAACACCGCTTCTTGGAGATTCGGAAGAACATGTGAATAGGTATCCAGAGTTACATTGATAGACGAATGTCCAAGTCGCTCTTGAACGATCTTTGGATGGATACCAGCTTTGAGAAGTAGTGTTGCATGAGTGTGTCGCAGATCGTGGAAACGAATCCGAGGAAAGTCGGGATGTTCCTTTACAATTTTGTCCAAAATACGATAGTAATGTCTCATAAGATTGCGGGGGCCGAGAGGCGTTCCCACACTCGTTTGAATTACTAAGCCTGAATCATTGTATAGCTTATTTCTGGCTTGCTCATGTTCTTGCTTTCTAAAGTGATTTTCTAGAAAATTAACGGTATTAGCAAACAGTGCGATGGAGCGAACGCTACTATCATTCTTAGTATCATCAAGATCATGTCCTATTTCAGAAATGGTATAAGCTTGTCGAACCGAAGCCGTTTTCCTCTTTAAATCTACCTCTGATCGGGGTAGCGCAAGTATTTCACTTTGACGCATGCCAGTAGAGGCAGCGAGCTCGAAGGCCATGAAGTATTGATCTTCAGATGCAGCATCTAGGAAGATTTTTAATTGATGTTCATTCCAGACCTCGAATTTTTTCTTTTTTCCTTGGGGTAATTCTACATAAGAGGCAACATTCTGAGTGATAACTCCCCAGGCTACTGCCCGGGTTAAAGCATCTAAAATTAGGACGTGAGCTTTCTTGATGGAGGCTACAGATAACTTGGGTAGGAGTAATTCATGATATAAATTATGGAGGTGCTGCGGTTTTAATTTTGTCATCTGCACTTTCCCGAGATTCGGCACAATGTGTGTGTTTACAAGCCACTCATAAGACTTCCAAGTACCATGTTTAACAGAGGTTTTTTTGTCTTTGAGCCAGGTCTCCATAATTTCACCGAAAGTTTTCTTGGTCGGTTCTACAAAGGTGCCTTTATTAAAAGCACTGAGAATGTCAGGCATTGCACGTTCAGCATCTCTTTTCTTATCGAAGCCTCCAGTGGGGCCAGTAAGCCACTTCCTGCGACGCTTTCCTGTTACTTCATCTTTCATATCCACGACGATGTAGTATTTCTTCCCTTTCTGGGCTATATGTCCTCTCATGACGAACCTCCTAATTGAAATAGGGAATGTATGTTCTGTTTTTGTTCCAAAAGAAAAGCCCGAAAAGGGCTTTAGGTTATATTGTACCGAAATTTCATGCGTATGGAAATTTTTCCGTACAGCTTCTAATTCAACTCAGGATTGCTTTGTAAGTGAAATACCTGATTCATTTGAGGAAGTAACTTTACGAGCAGGTATGTACTCACGATTTTGCAACTGAATTTTTCTAAAATAAGGAACCCTTTTCATCAAGGTACTGGAAACCATCGTGACATTTACTTTACTTAGGTCAATGTCTCCATATGGCTCCGCTATCTCAATTAAATTGAAGTCAGATAAAAAAGAAGTCTGAGCTTTTTCACGTGGCTTCACTTCGACACTTTTAGCAACATGCCTTGTGCCACTGGGTTTTGAGGGAACTGTACCTACAACCTTTGGTGTATGGAATCCCTGTATAAGACCATTGATTATAGGGACAAAAAAAATAAGAGCTAGAATTAAGTCTATAACTTTTCCCCACCAAGCAATCTCCCATAAGAAAATAGTTAATATACCTATGAAAGCAAGTGAAAATAGATTTCTAATTCCCTTCCCAAACAATATGGCTAAAAGGATAACTACGATTATGATAACCACCAAAACCATCCTCATGTGATCCCATCGGCTGGGGAATTTGCTAATTTGTATTAGTGTTGAAAAAATACAAAAATATCCTTCGCTAAAAAGTCACTCTTCGTGGGAAGGGCATATGGATATATAATAGTATTTGTCTATTGTTTGATGAACACAATCTCCTATATTCTTGAAACAATAGAATAGAAATTAACGTATAAAATTATACTGTGCAAAACATGAAATTAATCCAGATATTGAATGGAAGTGCAACTATGACTGACGAATTCAAAAAAATGATGTCGAACATCGAACAGTTAGAACGAGAAAAGCCGGAAGAAGTCTATGCATTCATAGAAACTAAATTGCTTGATTATATAGACACTTATAAGTCTTCATAGACCAACTTAATCATCTTCTCCAATGTTTCTTTATTTTGTGGGTCGGTTAGATCAATATTGTATTTCTTCACCAACTCCTTGAGTACATAGTCTGTAGTCTCTTGAGACAAATCATTCTTTTTAGAATTAGAGCCACTTTGTTCATTCCAAGGGGTGTCGGTACGCCCGAGTAAATAATCCGTATCAACGTCGAGGGTGTCCGCCAAAGCTACCAAGGTCTCATTTGAAGGGGTGCTATGCCCATTCTCGTAATTACTTATAGCCGCCTTGGTTAAGTTAACTTTTGAAGCTAATTCTTCTTGAGTTAGCTTCTTCTTTTTTCTTCGATACGCAACTCTATCTCCGCGAAACACACAACTTCCCCCTAAACAATAATTATAAAAGTACATGTATATTGTACATCGAAAATGCCTTATATATAAAATAAGTACATTAACCTTGTATTTTATTGTTGACATACACCAATCTTGTACTTATAATAAAGTCATGGGTACAAGGTTGGTGTACAAGTGAGGTGATAAAGTTGAAAAATCATGCCCTAGCAGATGCTAGAAAAAAAAGTGGTCTAACTCAAGAAGAACTTGCATTTAAACTTGGTTATTCAAAGGCTACGGTAAGCAATTGGGAAAATGGTTATTCTAATCCTTCCCTTACAGATGCGTTCAAAATTTCTGAAATCTTAAAAGCCGATATCAACTATCTTTTTTTTGGACTAAAAGTACAGGTTCAGTATACATCCCAAAATAAAAGTACAAGAACACAAAAGGGGGCTGGCTAAATGAGTAAACCGTCAACTATGAGTGAAAAAGCTTAGCGGCGGACACATAAACGGCTGGCATGCTACTGGATTAAATACAGTAGAGAATTAGCGGCACATATCGAGTCAAAAAAAGATAAAGCATCATAGGAAGTTTAAGCTATGCGTTTTTACTGGATTCGTTCCATAGAAGTCTGTTTGATACGGAAAGGAGGTGCAGAAATTGAATCGGCATTCTGGCGAGATTATCACGGTTCCTGAAATGGCAAGACGGATGAAAATTCGAAAGCAGGCCGCTTATGACATGGTGGAGGAACCAGGCTTTCCTATATATAACATTGGCGGTGCTCGCGGCAAACGAGTCCTCTGGCCGGAACCTTTGGAATGGCTAAGAGAGAAAAAATCAGGGGCTATATGAATAGAAGAAACCCGCCAGGCTGTACCGGCTCCAGCGGGTTGAGGGGATACGGGGGGAAGAACTTACAACCTAATACTACATCAGCCCTCTGTCCGTAATAAACGTGTCATTCGGACAAAGGAGAGGAAAAAAACATGTCAATTGGACAGTTTGGTCCCAATCTTCAAGAGGTTCTGAAACGACGGGGGGAAACGCGTAACGCAGCCGGACAAGTTACCCATGTGGATGCTTCATTAATTGGAAAGATCATCAAAGGCTCCCGCAAACCATCGAAAGAGCTCATGCAACAAGCGGCGGAGCATTATGATGACGGCCAACTTTACATTGCAGCAGCTGGGGAAGTGACAGGCGGTGCCTTTGCGCCCTGGCTGGACAATGTAGATCTACATAGGGCAAGTGTACTGTTCAAGACGGTTGAAGAAATGAGGGAAGTTCTTGTTCTGTCTGCTGAGGTCCCAATTAGCAAAACTGCTGACCAACTTACTGATTCTGAGCGCCAGAACATGAAACGTCTACTGATGGAGACGGTTGAAGCTATTACTGCTCTTACGCATTTCGCGGCAGTGTTATGTAAAGAGTATTCGTTTTCCTGGTTGGGTGCTTGGAAAGAACACCGAGCTGACCTGAAGGCAAAAAAATATATGAAATGAGGTTTAGCTATGAGCATAGTACAACAACGCATAGATGAGTTAGTTTCCATGCGCCAACGTTTATCGGAGACACAAATTGAGGATGGGAAATGGGATTGGTTTCTGAACAAGGAAATTATGGAGCTGGAACAAAAGAAAAACGCTCGGCTGGCGGGCCGAACGCTTGGTTTGAGAACTCGATTAAAGTCTCATGTGTTGCTTATTCTATCTCCTTCTGCGAGAGAAAGCAAGGGTGAGGGTGCGTGACGCAGCAGTTAAAGGAACGTCTCATTCAAAACTTTCTTGATAAGAAGGCAGGAACGCAGGCCAACACGGATGCAATAGAAGCTTTTCTACAAGCGGGCGGTTCAGCTTTTTCATCTGAATTTCAGGAGCTACTACAGGAGCGGGACGAAGCCTACTTTCAATGGAATAACGCCTTGCTGAGCCTAAATCTTCTGCCAGCAGTAGAACGGTTGGAGTTTTTCGGAAATATGTCGCCAGTGATATAGGACAAGCTGGCAACGGACAGGCCATGTCGGCCTTGTCTTCCGGCGTCGGACGGTAACATAACCTACTCCCGTTCGGCGTCGGAAGATGCGGCTGACGCATCACACAAAGCAGCGACACGATGGTACGTGTACACGCGATGGTGAGAATATCAGGCGGAAAACGACGGAGCGCGCCTGACTGCTGGTTCGAATCCAGTCTGCTTGAAATTACATACGGAAGGAGGAAACTTTGTGCAAGTTATTCAACGTTTGACCGTTGTCTCTAATCCAACAAGGATTTTTGAAGTTGGAACGGAGCTAAATGGCTGCGAAGTCATTGAGATTAAACAAGTCGGTACGGAGTATGAAAATAGTGTCCATTCGGAATTCCATGTTTTAGATGAAGATGACGTGCTTATCGTAAGCATTGAAAATGCCCCGGTGGTCGTCGAGTATCGACAGATTGCAGAGCATGACGAAATCATGGAAGGAGAATCGGCATGAACGCAACTCATAAAAAAGTGGTGGAGTTTTTTGCGAAAATTAGCACCGACGAATCTGTGGATGCTACTGAGTTTTTAGAAGCTATCGCGTTAAATGTGGGGCTTTATACTGCGCTGAAAATCAAGACAGTGGGACAACGAGAAGTCACAGAGCAGTTCAAAAGCATCATTGATACTGGCCTCAAGATAGCGAATAGCGAAGTTGTACCGAAACGAGTTAGCTTTTTCATTATAAAAAAATAGCCCGCGGCAACGGGCTATCACTGATCTTTTGAAAACTAAATATGTGAATACGGCCATCTTATCATGGGTGGCTGTTCCTAACAAGAGGGAGCGATAGTCATATGGCTATGAATGTAACTGCTGTTACAAAAGGTATCGAACGTGACGAATGGTTGAAATTGCGTAAACGCGGCATTGGTGGTTCTGATGCATCTGCGGTATCCGGGTTGAATCGGTATAAATCACCCGTTGGTGTCTTTTTAGAAAAAACGGATCAGATTGTGCCGGACGAACCAGGCGAAGCAGCTTATTGGGGGAACCAGTTAGAGGATTTAGTCGCTCGTGAGTTTATGAACCAAACTGGGTTACGTGTGCAACGCAGCAATAAGATGTATCAGCACCCAGATCATCCATTCATGCTTGGTAACGTGGATAGGCTCATTATGGATAAGGGTGGCCGTGGTATCGGAATCCTGGAGTGCAAGACAGCCAGCGCATATAAGCTGAGCGAATGGGCCGACGATCAGGTTCCTGATGAATACGCCATTCAGCTCCAACATTACATGGCCGTACTTGGTGTGGATTACGGATATTTTGCCGTTCTGATCGGTGGTCAAAAATTTCAGTACAAGCTGGTTGAGCGAAACGAAGGTATCATTGAATCCCTTATTCAAATTGAGGACGAGTTTTGGAACAAGCATGTAATTCCGCGGGTTCCACCAATGGTAGACGGTAGCGCTGCTTCGACTGAGCTACTGAATCGCTTATATCCTGCTTCTCGGCCAGCAACAGAAATTACGCTGGGGAAAGATCAGGCATTGCTGGTGGACAAGCTCATTGCTGCCAAAGAAGACGCGAAAGTGGCTGAAGAACAGGTCAAGCGATTGGAAAATGAGCTGAAGGCAGCTATCGGTGAAAATGAGGTTGCTACGTATAACGGGGAACCCTTGGTGACTTGGAAGTCTAGTCAAACAACGCGCCTGGACACTAAGCGCTTGAAGCAGGAGCAGCCGCACATCTTTGAAAAATACGCAAACACCACGTCTTCAAGACGTTTTCTGGTGAAGTAAGGAGGCTATTATGGCAGGGCAACGCAGTAACGGAGCAACCCTTGAAAAAAAGCTTCAAAATAAGGCTGCTGGGGCAAAAAACGATGCGCCTACACCTTCTCAGACCATCGCAGCTTATATGGACAAAATGAAATATCAAATTGCGGAGGCTATGCCAAAGCATATGAGCATTGAACGCCTTAGCCGGATAGCCTTAACGACGATTCGCACGAATCCCAAGCTGCTGGAATGCTCAATAGCATCTTTGATGGGAGCGGTTATGCAGTCTGCTCAGTTGGGGTTGGAGCCAGGATTATTGGGACACTGTTACCTAATTCCATTCAAAAACAACAAAACGAACACAACGGAAGTTCAATTCATCATTGGCTATAAAGGCATGATTGATTTGGCCCGTCGCTCAGGCAACATTAGATCCATTGTTGCTCATGAAGTATATGAAAATGACTTCATAGAGTTAACCTACGGCCTGGAAGAAAACCTGAAGCATGTTCCTTGGTTCTTTCGTCGAGATGCGAAACCCGCTGAATCCGGCAAGGTTATCGGTGCTTACATGGTGGCAATATTCAACGATGGCGGTCATTTCATTCATTACATGCCGATAAGCGAAATTGAAGCTCATAAAAAGCGTTCAAAGTCTGCAAATAACGGGCCTTGGGTGACGGATTATGTGGAGATGTGCAAAAAGACCGTTGTTCGCGCAGGCTGGAAGTGGCTTCCTATCAGTGTAGAGATTGCTTCTGCGGTTACTCAGGATGAAACGGTGCGTAAGGATATCACTCCAAACGATGAACCTTTTGTTTTTGATATGCCAACTGAATCTGAAGGCAGTGAAACACCTCAGTCAGGTGATGCGACTCAGCCAAATAACACTGATTCGCAGCAGCCTGCTGATGGATCAGGTCAGGACGAACTGGAATTTGAATGAGTTCTATAGATGAGATTACTGGCAAACCGCTGTTACGCAGCATGATCGGTGAACACATTTGGCGGATTAAAGAGTCCGACCCTGTAGCCTTTAAGCGCGAGGTGCGAGAATACTTCGCGCGGGGCTATCCAGGTTGGACAGTGATTCGAGCTAAGTACCCTTATATATTTCTGCGGGATGCTAGGGAGCAGAGTGTGTAAATGATTCAAGCGGTGTGAAGAAGCGAACGGTATTTATATATAAAACGCAAGAGATTAGGTGGTGAAGCCGGTGGACTCCAATGTAAATCCTCAGCCTACGGACGCACATATACGCATATCACATGAAATACATCGAGAGCTGATCCGGCGGAAGTTTACTCAGCGGCAGCGGGATATTATTGATTTTGTCCTCACGCTGAGCTGGGGATGCGGGAAGCCATCGGCTAAAATCCCTATGCTTAAACATTTTGAGCTATGTGGTGTTCGGAAGGAACATATTAAAAAGGAACTAAAAAAGCTGGTTGAAAATCATGTTCTGTTTTGGGACGAGCACATGAATGTGTTCCAGATCAATAAGTACTATGACATGTGGACTGTCGATGTGGTGGAGCGATATGACCCCAAAATGATGAACGATTTAATCAAAATTAACATTGAAACTCATACCCCAAATCTCGGCAAACCAGTTACTAAAAAAGTAACTGAGTTACCAAAAAAGCAACCGATCCGAGTTACTAAAAAGGTAACTCAGTTACACAAAAGGCAACTGTTCAGTTACCAAAAAGGTAACTCGCCAGTTACTAAAAAGGTAACTGTGAAGCGCGATTTTTGGTGTCATACCAAGGGATTTCAGCTCTCTAAAACAATATTTAAAGCAATTATTAAAAAAACCACTACTACATCTTTAGATACTGTACAGGAATTAGATACAGAGCAAAGTGGAGGAGGAGGAGGGCTTCCTTCGAATCATTCCTTTGGCTATATCTACCGCGCTTACGAAAACAATTTTGCAGATACAGGGAAAGTCACCCCGTTTGAAACCGAAGACTTGGGAGCCCTTTTCGACGATTACGGTGGAGAATGGCTTATGAAAGCCATGAGGGAAGCCGTTCGACAGAAGAAAAAGAGTTTGGCTTACGTCCGGGGAACGCTGGAAGGATACCGTAAACGCGGGGGACCGGAAACAGAACGCCGAATGGATCGGGCTTCACCGGCGGAAGCAGAAATTCGGGAAGACGACCCTATTACGATCTTGATGAGAAAGGCAGATGAGCAGCGACTTGCTGAATACGGAGTTACTTGAGGCTGAAATATTAGGTTCCTTTTTTCGAGACCCCTCCCTTGTTGGGGAAGTCGCCGTAACACTAGAACCAAGTTTATTTACACAACCTTGGCATCGTAATCTGCTGAAAATGATACTAGAACTACATCGGACTGAACAGGAACTGTCCATGACTATGTTGGTGACGGTATTCGAAAAGCATCTTGAAAAGGTGGGTGGAGTTTCTTACCTGTCTAAACTGGCCAGCTCTGCGGTTGCAGTTTCAATGCTGGAGCAGAATATCAGGCAGCTCATCGAAACCGATGCTCGTCGTAAAGCGCTGGATTTGGTCGGTGAATACCGTGATAAATTTTTGGATTTGTCGTCAGGCGGGTTTGAGGAATTACTGGATGAGTTTGAACAACGCTCACTGGATATTCGTCCTAAAGCATTGCAAAAGGATACGGCGGTTGACGACATCATCCAGTGGTATGAGGACTTGGTACTTAAAACGCAAGATCCTTCCCGAGCGCTTGGTATTATGACAGGCTGGTCAGCATTGGACCGACTGACGCTAGGGTTCCAGCGTACTAACCTGGTTGTCATTGGAGCTCGAACTAGCATGGGTAAATCAGCCGTTGCCAATGAAATTAAGATGCGGGCCACCCAGCGGGGACATAAGGTTGCGGACTTTAGCTTGGAAATGTCCAAGGTGCAGATTTATAACCGGATGATCGCTAATCTGTGCAGTATTCCTCTGCAAGCTATACGTTCAGGGCATCTGAAACCGGAACAGATCGAGCGTATTTCTATGCAGATGGAGTTTCTGCGGAAAATTCATATCGATGATAGCCGGGGCGTGACTGCGGAGTACATTTGTTCCGAAATGCGCCGATTGAAGCGGCAAGAAGGACTTGATTTGGTCATTGTAGATTACTTACAGGAAGTGGTTGAGCCTGCTGAACGAAACGACAACAGTGGTTCTGGCTTGCATCGGGTTTGTCAGAAGCTACGGAAGGCGGCAAAAGACTGTGACTGCGCACTGATCGGCTTATCTCAGGTCAAGCAGGATGTGGAGAGTCGGCAGAATAAAAGACCATTCGTTTCAGACTTATCAGGCAGCGCCGCAATCAGCGCGGTTGCTGACGATATCCTCTTGTTGTACAGGGACGAATATTACAATCCTGATACACCGGACCCGGGTATCTTGGAAATCAACCTCGCAAAACAACGTAATGGTCCTACTGGAGTAGTGAAACTCAAATTTGAGAAAGACACACAACAAATCGCGTAGGGGAGGAACGGACATGAAACAGGGGAAACGACTCACCAAAAAGCAAAAGATTGGATTGTTAAAGGCCAGACCAGGTGTGACACTGGACAACTGGGTCTCAGAACGGGAAACAGCAGATGGGGTCGTGCTGCTAAACAAATTCTCAGGAAAGCGGTGGCTGCTAAATAAGCACTATGGAGCATTGCAGCCTTACAAGGTACGGGCCTAATGCAGCCGTCATGCTGGACGCGCTGGAGCGTCTATGAGTACATGAAACATCGGTTTGTCCGTACTGGACAAGTTCCGAATGAATCGGAATTACTCGAGGAGCTGCCGGACATCAATCGGAGCGAGCTGTCTGAGGGGATGGCCGAATTTCGCCTGATTCTTGGTGACTGGCCCATCGCTGGAGGTGACAGCTCATGCAGCGCCAGATAAAGGACCCGATGTATCAAACTCAGTTAAAGCAAACTGTACGAGACCGAAGCGGTAGGGTGATAGGCGAGGTATTTGTCCTTGAACACAGTATGTTGCTGGTCAAGCAGTCGCGTAAGCGTAAAAAGAGGGGGAAGCAGATTTGAAGATTATGGGAATTGACCATGGCACGAATTTTGCTGGTTGGGCCACAATGCGAAATGGTAAGCCGATAGACTTTGGATTAAGGGACTTTTCGTCAATTACAATGCCTAGTGTTTTGGACGCCATCTATCAGGACACATTCCGACTGATCGAGCAGGAAGAACCGGAATTGATTGTACTGGAGCGTCCAGTTCACTTTAAAAATGCCAACAGTGTACTAGCACTTGTCGGGGCGTATACTTCTGTTTCCTTGGCTGCCCTGCATTTGGACAAGCCGATTGTGGGCATCCGTCCTTCGGAGCTCAAAATTCAGACAGGTAAAGGGAATGCGGATAAAGAGACAGTCGCCATGGAAATGCAGATGTTGTTCGACCTCGACTATGACGAGATCGCCATTCCTGTCCTGTACAAGAAAAACGATCCACGGGGCAAGTACAAAATCGGGGACATAAGGGAACGTCTTTTTGATCCTTCAGACGCTATCGCACTTTGCTGGGCCTATCATCAAAATTTCATTAAGGGAGTGGCTTAAAGATGAGCTATATAAATTTCAAAGGTACGGTTAAAAAGATCAATCTCAAGTCATCGGAAGAAACGGAAATTACAATCAGTATCCCAGCTTCTGAGCTGGACGGCCAATATAATACGCTTCAAAGCATGTTGGAGCTTAAAGTTATCGGAGGCCTGGATTCACAGATTGTCACGTACAAAGTTTTGAAGAATGCCAGAACGGGCAAGCCAATCACGAAATACACCGTGGATGATGGTGGTGTGGTATCTATAGCGAAGCCGGAAGGAGAGCAGCTCTCCATGGATCTTGGGCTTCCTCCTGAGAAAGTGGAGGTTAAAGCTGATCCAGAGCAGATTGACCTTGAAATTATTCAGGACTTTATACTTAGCGGGCTGGCGCCGCGCTTTGACGACATGCAGTATGACTTTTTGGAAATTACAGAGCGCTTGTCCAGTGGGGACACCTATCTGAAAATAGCTGCCGATATTGGTATGGGTGTGGGCGTGTTTGTGGTTATGGTGGATGAGTACCGTAAGCGGGTCGCGCCAATGGCTGCAAAGTGGGATGAATGGCGCAAAGGCCAAGTCAATACGGTACCGCCGAAAGATGGGGAGCCAGTAAACAGTCAGCAAGAAGAACAACAAAATGGCGATCAGCCGGGAGAGCAAGAAGGTGCTAATACTGATCCGTCCGAGCAGACTGGAGAAAATGAATCTGAGAATGACAACAAGCCGAAGGATGACTCAAATCCTGCTACTGACACAGATTCCGAGACGACAGTCGATAAGGAGGAGCTGGAAGAATACATTCTGAAAGTCCGTCCTACCTTTGACGATATTCCTGTTGATTTCCCTACTTTGCTTCAACAGCGCCGTGAAGAAGGCAAGACGTGGATGCAGATTGCTAAAAGCATCGGCTTGACCAGTGGCCAGATCACTACCAAATGGACAGCTTATAAGAAGATGGTTGCCAAGCAAATGAGAAACGGGGGAGCGGCGTAAGGCGTTCCTTTCATAAAGCAACGTGGCCCCTACCCTCACGGGCTACGGCGGCCACTTGCACCTATAAAACGGAACGTATGATCTTATTTCAACTCGAAAGGACGATATCTATGAATGGATCTATGAAAAATAAGATAACCGTAGAATTGGAGGCATTGCTTTCACGAATGCAGCGCGTTAGTCAGATGATTGTCACTGCTGAGGAAAATTGGACAGCACATTACAACAGGGGAAATCCGGATGATCAGTACCTCCGTGGGATGTTTTGCCGGGTAGGCAACCTTCTGGATGATGCTAAACGATTGCTTGACCAGACCTTTGCTGAGGTAGTAGACGAGGGTATACTAACTAAAAATGTGGGCGGCCGATATGCTTTGCATGGACGGGAGTTCACTTCTGGACAAACACTTGAGTATCAGGACCAAAATGACGACGGTGTTTGCTGGGAACTCTCGCGTATCGAACACAACGGATATGATTACTACTTAGTCGATGACTGTAGCATACCGCTTGAAGGGCTACGCGTTCGGTACAAACACATTGCACGCTGAGAAGGGGGGAGGTTGATCTTGGCTCAAATAAGAATTGCAGAATTAGATAGAGCCCTCAAGGACGTAGCAGGTAAGCGAGTTGGTGTGTCAACTGAAGAATTTAAAAAGACAGAATACCTGCTTTCAATAAATCCTCAAATAGTAAGGATAGTCAGAGACTATCAATTTGCAGTAAAGTCCAGCATTTCTCTGAAAAGTTACGAGGGAGAGAAAGGTCATGTTAGGCAAACAAAGGCTATGATCCTTAAATATAGGCGCCCGGAGCTTTACTTCCTGTATAACACGCTCTCTCAAATTATACAGAGTTCCATTAACAACTTAGTTAATCCGTACGAGCGAACCATTTTGGAACTTTTGTATATCAAAGGTGCGAGGTACCTTGTAGCGCAGTCATATATGGGGAAAGGTTACCGGAACGACATGTACCCAATTAGTGGGAGTACGTTTGCTGAACGCAGAAGGGCAGCGATAAAAAAGATAGCTCATAGCTTCCAAATACTCGGCTTGTTAAATTTGGTTCAAGCTGAATATCGAATTGGAGAACTGTCTAATTTGCAGTTTTTGGAGTTGAGACCAAGGTGAGCTTGTATGAGTCAGATTATAGGGGCTTTTCCCCTTTGGAGGGTGTGAACCTTGGCAAATGTTAATGCAGCGATAGAGCAGCTCATGGATATGCGTTTGGAGCTGGATGATACGATACGATTGCTCGGTTTTGACCCGGAAGCATCGAACCGTCAGCAAGCAGGGACGAACGAGCGTGTGTTGCTTCATTTACAGGATATATACGATGTGTTGGATGCTCCGAGACCAAATGAGGACTACGCGAAGCAATTGGTGCAAGAAACGATGAAAATTGCAAAGGAAGAGATGTGATGCTATTCTTCCTCCACAAAAATACAAACACCCCCGCATTCCTTGACCGGGCTCGCGGGGGCACTAATAGTAAATCATTCCTCCTGACATTATATCATATGACAAAGGGGAATGAGGGGAATGGCAATGGTATGGGAGCAAGGGGAGCTCTTCGCAAAAGCAACTAAACAGGAGATCCAGCGGACAAAGTTCCTGCTCGAAAAATATACAGATATGGTTGCACTTATGAAGGACTTTGAGCAGTTTGAGCAGGAGCTTCAGCAAGTAGGTATTGATGGCGAAGCAGCTCGCCGCATCGATCAGACTGATTTGCATGCAGACAAGACAGTCAACGCCACGATTCTGATTGAAAAGCAGCGTTGGGTCTACAGCAGGTATGATTTTTATACGAGGCAGCTTCGTCGGGCGCACGGTCTTATTAAGGATGATGACGCTCGTAAAGCGATAGAATACCGATATATTCAGGGCTATACCTATAAAGAGACACTGCTTTTCTTCCGTCGCAGTCTCAGTGATAGCACTATCCGACGTAAACTTGGTGAGGGTACTGAGAGTATGGCAAACACATTGAAATTGATGGGATTCTTTGATATGAATAATACGGAGCTTTAAGTAATTTATCCATGGAGTGAAAGAAGACGTAATTGAGTGAGCAGAGTAAGAATTATGCTTTTTTAATCCTATAAGTTATAACAATCAAGTTTAATTAATGCTAGAACATTAACAATTACTTACAGAAGCATCAATCGATTTTATGGAGAAATCTTAATTTCGAGTGGGTGCTTTTTTTGATTACAAGGAGGGGGGGGATGAAAAAAATCGAAGAAGTATCAGCTCAAAAGAGTCTATAGAGGATAGATTAATAATATGTGGAAGTTATCAACAATATAGAACGTTTGTTCCCGTTGATATTGTTGATAACTTGTAATATCATAATCAACACAAGACATCATCCAATTATTACATATGAGGAGTAATACAAATATGAAAAGGAATTCTTTGCAGGAGCATCAGCATTTGAACATAATCAAACTGATTTCTGAAAGACTTCTTAATAGTGGGTACTCCGTGTTAGCTGATCATATAGATTGGCCATATGGTAGACCACTTCCTATAAACGGACAGCACCCAGATATTTTCGCTTTTAATGCCTATGAGACAATTATATACGAAGTACAAACAAAAGACACATATCAAAGCAGATTTGTTATAGAAAAGCTACGTTTATTTAGTCAAAATCCTGAATTTAGAACTTACATGGTTCTTCCATTTACGTTTGGGTTGAATGAGCACATTCCTAAGGCTCAAGAATTACTGAAAAAAGCAGAGCTTAATGTCCATTTAGCTACATGTGATTTAAAGCGGAATGAAATTGAATTCTATTAAATATAGAAAGCATTCGAGGGGAGTCAAAGAAAAAGATGAAGAGATATACGCTTTATTTAGATGAAATTCTAACTGGTGGCCATTTTGAGCATTTTTGCTTAATGGGACTTGCTATTGCTGAAGAAGACTATGAAAAAAAAGTAATACCCTATGTTAATGAGTTGAAAAAGAAGTTTTTTGGTGATGATAAGGTGATAATTCATGAAATGGATATAAATAGGCATAAGACAGCAACACCATTTAAGGTATTTCAAGACAAGCAAAAACTTCAAGAGTTTTGGAATGATATCACTAATATGTTTAATTCATATGATATTCCTATATTCGGAGTTAGCATTCATGAAGATAACTGCAAAAAATTATATGAAAATGGTCGGGATAAGTATTTTATCGCGCTTCAATTAATTATGGAAAATTTCGTTCACTTTCTTGAACTCAATGATGCAAAGGGTTCTATTTACTTGGAATCGACCAATTCTGATCCGGACCAGAAAGATCAACAATTACAACATCATTTTCATTACCTTATGGCTCAGGGTACTCTATTTTATAGTAATAAAACTGTCCAGAAACGTCTCAGTACGATAAATTTTAGCTTAAAGCCAGACAACGTCATTGGGCTACAAATTGCAGATTTATTACCTAACACATGGAATCGAAAACTTTCCGGTAAGTCGCAAAGAACTTATGGTTTGCTTGATGTCATAGAAAAGCAAGCATATGATGGGGGATGCAATAAAAAGGACAGATTTGGACTGAAGATTATACCATAGATTATTGACTTCATTGCTATAAAAGGGTACCATATAATTGTGGTGATTGCGAAAGCCTTCTTCACAAATTTCTTGATAAGAACTGCGAAAGCTCTTCTTAGTACTAAAAGACATGTATTTTTTTGGAGCAAGTCGATGATACTGATACTATGATACATGGAGACTGCGAAAGCTCTCTTCTGTATCAATAATTGAGGGAACTGCGAAAGCTCTTTCCTCAAAAGAAGCATCCTTCGGGGTGCTTCTTTTCGTATTATTAAGAGTTCTTGGTTTTAAATTTTAGTTTCCGCTAACTTTATTCTGTTTTTTATTAAGGTTCAATTTTTTGTTTTTACATTTTATAAAATGAAATGATTTACCAGAACGCAACTATAGTCAGAAGTGATTGTCTGTATCATTGGTCGTCTGCTTAGCAACTTCTATTCATAGAAGCGGTGTTTTTTGACTGTAAAATGGGCATAGGATGAACATTTATTGACTAAAAGTTGAGCACCACATGACGGTTTTCCCATGGTATATTGATAGCCTGGAAATGAAGGAAACAGACGATGGGCTGGCGAATGTGCCGGTCCTTTTTTGTTGCTCTCTTCCTAATCACATGGCACGCGCAGGCGGCATGGCACCAGTTAACCAGCGGAAACATGAACAGTCTGATCAGAACCCTTGTGCGGTTCAATTTCGCAGCGTTTCTCCCTTCTACCTATTAATTCCAATTACTTTATTGACGATATATACAGAATAAGGGGGAATTATTAATGGCTAGAAGACGGAGAAGAAAGCAGAAAAATTCTATCGAAGAGGCTATTGCAGGTATTGCACTAATAGCCCCGTTTTTCTTTATCTACTCAGTTACGGGTTCAATCGGTACCTCTGTTTTTGCATCTTTTGTGGCAGTAGCAATAGTCATAGCATTTATTTTCTATCGTCAAATGGCTGCTGCAACAAGACTGCGTAACTCTGGGATTGCTGAAATTGATAAAATGGATGGTCATCAATTCGAGAAATATTTAGGGCATTTATTCAGAGCTCAAGGATACAAAGCTGAGGTTACACAAGCTTCTGGGGATTACGGTGCCGATCTGGTTCTTACAAAGAACGGTCAGCGTATCGTAGTTCAGGCGAAACGGTACAGTAAAAATGTTGGGCTTAAAGCGGTTCAGGAAGTTTACGGTGCGGTAGCTCATTACCGTGCATCTTCAGCATGGGTCGTGACAAATAGCGATTACACAGAGCAAGCATACAGACTGGCAAGATCCAATAACGTTCGTTTGATTAACAGGGAGCAGCTTATTGAAATGATTCTGCAGGTTAAGCAAAGGAATTCTACAACAAAGAAGGCAGGATAGAAGCGAGAAAGAGAGGAATACAAAGAATGAGTAAACTGAGTTCGATTTCCGAGTGTATTCTCTGTTTGACTCATTTGACGTCTATTTATGGTAATTTGTAAAATGGTCTTGTTCTTCCTCTCTAGTTACAAAGTTCGTAAAGATTTTGTGCAACAGCGTAGCGTTTTGCATCCCGCTTAGCGGGCATAGGTTCAATTGCTGTTGTGGTTATCGTTTTTTAAATAAGCACCTGTGTTACTTTGGTGCTATAAATACATAGGCAGACAGAAGTCACTCATTTGAGTGGCTTTTTTTATTGCCTTGAAAGGATCTTAGTCTTGAAGAAGAAGCAAAAGAAAGGAATTTTGCTCCCGCTGAAAGGACCACCAAAACAGCCGAAGAAATGCAAAGGTTGTGTTTGGGGTAGATGGGATGGGGTTAAACAGTTTTGTTCTCGACCAGTATGTTTAAACGAGGTAAAATGTACCTGACGCGTTTTTGTAGTGTTAGGGGAGGTGATGAGGATGAACGACGAAATTGAAGTATCAGACAAATCTGCTACTGCATTGCCTTTGGACAAGGACTTCACTTTAGAAAATTTGGTTCGGATAGTGAATGCGGGGCTTATTATTGGAATCACTTTAACCGTAGGTGGCAACATTATAACGGGAAATATGATTTCAGGAAAAGAGTATATGAACTCTATAACTGAAACCTTTGAGAATATAAACGAACAAGGTGAGACGTTAGCTTCCATGTATCGCAGTTATGCGAATACCATCTATGCATCTGAAGATGCATCGGAATGGGATGTTGAGTTCTTGCACCTAAAAGATGCAATTATACTGCAGGGAACCACGAGACTTGAAGTAGATTTATGGCGTGGCAAAATTAACGCAGTCGATGGATATTCATTTGGGTATATTAAGTGATGAGAGTCACCTTCGGGTGGCTTTTTCTTTTGCTCTCATTCTACAATATGTGAGCTATTCTGAGCCTTCTTCCTGTTATACGGACGAATGCCGGAAGAAGTGCATAAGAAAGCAGAGAGAGGGCATACACACAGTCTGACAGCCTATTATCCTGCCACCCGAATAACGGAAACCAACTCAACACAAATACAGGGCAAACCGTCATGGTCTGCCCTCTTTGTTTTACCTTGAGTTGTTGGCTTTTACTACAGCTGCTTTATAGATGTAGTAAGCAATTAGGACCTTACAGATAGCTGGTATTGTTACACTCAACAGAATCGTAAGCATGTAGCTTCCTCCCTTCTCTTGTTCTTCGCCGTAACTATCGGTCTATCTAGGAGAATTGTTGCGAAAAAATATTTGGAGGTGTTCATCGTGGAAATCAGAGTCCTACCAATCGAACAAATCAACGCAGCAGCATACAACCCTCGCGTCGATCTGAAGCCGGGCGATGTTGAATATGAGAAGTTGAAACGCAGTATAGAGCAGTTTGGATACATCGATCCGATTATCTGGAATGAACGCACCGGAAACATGGTTGGAGGCCATCAACGCTATAAGATCATGGTTAACGAGCTGGGTCATACGGAGCTGACTGTAAGTGTTGTAGACTTGGACGATCAGCAGGAAAAGCTTCTCAATCTGGCGCTTAACAAAGTTTCCGGTCGATGGGATGATGAAGCCCTTTATCGATTGCTTGACGATCTGGAGCAGAGTGGAGCTGATCTGGCCCTGTCCGGCTTCAATTTGGAAGAGTTCGAGGATCTGGCGGCAGAGTTTGCTGTGCCACATGATGAAGATTTGGACCTTCCGGTTACCGATGATGACTTTGACGTCCAGCGTGCTCTAGATGAAATCAAGGAGCCGGAGACCAGGCGCGGGGATGTGTGGCAACTAGGGCGGCATCGATTGGTGTGTGGAGATGCAACCAATCCTGATGATATTGTACTTTTGATGGATGGAGCCAAAGCAGCGCTGGTCGTTACTGATCCGCCGTATAATGTGGCTGTTGAGAGTGTTTCAGAGCGTCTGGCCGCTGATGGTCGTAGCAGCATAATGAACGACAACATGCCCGCTGAGGAATTCGCGGGCTTTTTGTATGCCGTTTTTTCAAACTATGCAGTGGTGATGCAGCCTACAGCAGCCATTTATGTGTTTCATCCTTCCTCCTATCAAATTGACTTTGAAGAAGCGATGAAGGCTGCTGGAATAGTCGTCCGATCACAATGTATTTGGGTAAAGAATGCGGCTTCCTTCGGCTGGGCACAGTACCGCTTCAAACATGAGCCGGTCTTTTATGCTCACATGAAGGGGAAAGCTCCTGACTGGTACGGTGATCGGACACAGACAACAGTCTGGAAGGCTGGTCTGCCTGTTGAGGACCCGCTGCCTGAGACAGTATGGGAGGTTTCAAGGGGGGATGTGAACAAGTACGTTCATCCCACCCAAAAGCCTCTTGATCTGTTGGCCATCCCAATCAGGAACAGCAGCCAGCGTGGTGACGAGGTTGTCGATTTCTTCGGCGGCAGCGGCTCCACACTTATGACCTGTGAACAGATGGACCGAACATGCCGGACATTGGAACTGGACCCGATCTTCTGCGATGTGATCAAAAAACGATTCCTGGAGAGCACTGGTATTGAGCCAGTCCTGTTGCATCGGGCTGAACCCGTAGCATAGGAAAAAGGAGGACGCGCTAACGTCCTCCCATTCACCCAGGGTATCCCCCGGCTGAGATAGCGGCCCGCCACGCGTGGCATTTTGCAGACATCCGCTATCTCGCATTCCATAATAACGGAAGCCGAGGGATACGACAATGGGAACAGACAACGAACACCAAGATGCACTATTACAACGTGAGATAGAGATCGTCGAGGGAATCCTCGAATCCAAGGCGCAGTACCGCAAGATTGTTAAAGCTGGTATAGCTCAGTGGGTCAAAGACCTGCAAGCTGGGAATATAAAAATGCAGACGGTCCAGGACTTGGATCGTCTAATTGAGTTGGATATAAAGCTTCAAAAGGATGATTTGTAAAAGCATACAATAATCTTGCTAGTTAATGAATAAATATGGATTTATTAAACAAGATTATGATTATATTGTAAGAAAAATTAAAAACATGGAATCTTTTAGTAGTATGAGGAGGTAGTTTAATATACAAATATAGGAGGAATAAGCTTTGAAGAAAAAACATTTTATTGCACCAGCCTTGGCACTAGGTCTAATTGGGGGAGCTATTGCTGTACCCAGTGCGATTTTTGCAGATTCAGAAACTGCTGTAACTGATTCTGCAACATCGTCTGCGGCGACTCAAGCTCCAGCTACTACACCTACTGGTGACCATGTAATTACTCCACAAGCTACTGATGGACAAATTGTAGATCGTCCAGTAGCTGGATTTAATGATTCTGCTGATTTTGACATTAAAGGAGGATATGGATATGTAAGACTGTACTTGAGAAATACAGGAAACACTACTATCTCCTTTACCGTAAATCAGGGAAGTGTATCTGGTGCGGAAAAGTACAGTGGAACAGTAAAACCGGGTAAAACATTCGATGAAATATTAAATTCAAGCAAGGCGTGGTCCGCAGGGAAATTTTATGTTAGTTTAAGTAGTGGTTCTGGCTCCATGTCTGGAAAGCTCGGAGTTCGGACTAGTACTAATACGAATTTTTAAATATAATTGCTGGGAAAGCGAGCCAATGAGGCTCGCTTTTTTTGTTGGGGGTGGTGATTGTGTAGCATGGCAAGAGAGCGAAGTCCTGAGCGGGACAAAGCAAAACAGATGTGGTTGGAGAGCGGCGGGACGATGAAGCTAAAAGACATCGCCGCCGCTCTTTCTATTCCTGAGGGAAGGGTCCGCAAATGGAAGTCTATGGACCGCTGGCAGGATGAATTGAATGGGAACGTTTTTGATTCATCCAATGGGAACGTTCCAAATGGAACGAAAGGGAACGCTCCTAATCCAAGGGGAGCGCCCAAAGGGAACAAAAACGCTGTCGGCAATCGCGGGGGTGCTCCCCCAGGTAACCAAAACGCCAAGGGGAATAGTGGTGGACCGGGCGGTCCCTATCGCAACAAGAAGGCCCTCAAGACAGGGATGTATGAAACTATCTTTCTGGATGCCTTGGAGGAAGACGAGCAAGAGTTGTTTGATCAGATTGATACTTCCCCTTTGGCACAGCTCAACGAACAGCTTATTATGCTGTCTATCCAAGAGCGACGGCACATGCGCCGAGTCAAGCAGCTTGAAGCTGGTCTGACCGACGAGGAAAAGAAGATCAAACAGGAGTTACACCAGCGTAAAGACAAAGTTCCTTACACTAGCCCGAAGACAGGGAAGCAGATCAATCTGTCCGTTGAAACCGAAGGGATGAAGGTCACGGAAATTACGACCGTCACTACCTCCAAGCTGGATAAGATTTTGAAACAGGAAGAAGCACTGGTCAAAACCCGTGATAAAAAGCTTCGGGTCATTAACCTTATTGCCAGCTTGCAGCAGGAAGAAGAAAAGCTGGAGATAGCCCGTGAACGGCTGGAGCTGGAGAAACGCAAGTTGTTAGGCTATGGCGGCACGGAAGGGGATGAAGGCGATGAAGACGATGAGGAAGATGACGACGAATGGTAATTACTCTTGCTAAGGAGCATCGAAAAAGAGCCAAGCGGCGGCTAAGGGATCGACCTGAAAAACTGGATGAGCTAAAAGGAATCCTAGCCGACTTTGAACAATTCTGCTGGCGAATGCTCAAGATCAAGACGAAGAGCGGCCGCATTATGCCGCTGACGCTCAATGATGCTCAACGGACATTCGTCCGTGAAGTATTTAGGCAGATCGAAGCCGGCAAGCCTGTCCGTATTATCATTCTTAAAGCCCGGCAGATGGGTTTTTCCACTGTTACGGAAGCGCTGATCTATTATTTCACGTCCCTGCAGGAAGCCAAGAACGCATTTATCGTTGCGCAGTCCTCTGATGCCTCCAGCAACCTTTATGATATGTTCCAGTTCTATTATGAAAAGGTTCCGGCAATCATCAAGCCGATGAGCCGAAAGAACAATGCTAAGAAACTCACCTTCGAGAATCCAACGATTCGGACAGCGGATCGCCGTAAGAATCCGGGGCTCAAATCGAAGATCACTGTACAGACTGCAGAAAGCCGGGTGCTTGCCCGTTCGGACACGATCCATTATCTTCATGCTTCAGAGGTGGCGTTCTGGCCAGCCAAGAAGAAAAAGAAGCATCTATTGTCCCTACTGGCAGCCTTGTCCAAGGAACCGGGAAGCTTGGGCGTGATTGAATCTACCGCCAATGGCATGGAAGAGTTCAAAAAAATGTGGGATGCAGCCGTTAAGGGCGAGAGTGATTTTACTCCGCTCTTTTTTGCGTGGTTCGAAATGCCTGACTATCGTAAGCCAGTTCCGCCAGGCTTTGAGTTAACCGGAGAAGAACGGGAGCTAAAAGCAAAATATAGTTTGGACGATGAACAATTGCAATGGCGTCGATATACCATTCGGAACGACTGCGGTGGCGATCCGCGGCAGTTTGACCAAGAATATCCTTCTTCACCGGACGATGCCTTTCTGTTATCCGGTGAAGGTATCTTTGATAACAAATTTATCAAACAATTGCGGGATGGAATCAGTATCATTGGCAGTCAATACGAGATCGATTTTGTTAAAGACAAGATCATCCCGACGCATGCTGGCGAGCTGGTCATCTATCGGCAGCCGGAGCAAGGAAAAAGGTACATTCTAGCGGCTGATACTGCTAAGGGTAAGGAAGACGGCGACTATGATGCTGCTTACGTAATTGAGGAGCGCACAGGGGAAATGTGTGCGGCTCTGCACGGCAAATGGGACACCGACTTGTATGGTAAAAAGATGAACACGCTTGGTTTGTATTACAACACGGCACTATTGGCCGTGGAGAACAACAACACTGGGGAATCAGTGCTGAATACGCTGTTCAATACTTGTCATTACCCGCTGTTGTTTATGCATAAGAAGAGTTTGGGCTGGAATACCAACCAGGCAACGCGCCCAGTGATGATCAGCGACTTCAAGGAAGCGATCCGGGACCAGCTTTATGATATCTATTGTCCCGAACTGTACGGTGAGTGCATGACGTTAATAGACAAGAACGGCAGAGCTGAGGCAGATAGTGGGTGCCATGACGATAGAATTCTTGCGTACTCCATTGCCTTGCAGGTGCGACAAGTAGCTGATAAATGGTTTGAATGGTTCAATAAGAAACAGAAAAAACGGGCTGAGTCCCGTGATGATTATAACGAGGGAGTGGGGTGGATCTAAACAATGAGTGAGGGAAATGCACAGTGGTTTCAGATCAGCAAGGCGGACGACGAACGGCATATACCTTCCAGCGCTCAATTGCCGGATTTGTTTGACGATCTGTACGATCTTCATGGTCTATTATCCTTCGCACTCGGCAATGACCCTGCTTCCTGCAAGCTGTTGGTCAAAAACTCAAATATCATACCTCAGTGCATTGAGGCGTACAAGCGTAATATAGCCGGTTATGGCATTGCCCTAGAGTATTTGCCAGGAGAGAGCGATGAAACTGCGCTGGATGAGTGGAACAAGGCCGAAAAGTTCCTTGAAACCTGCAATCTGGAGGATACACCAGACGAAATCATAAGCCAGTTGATTGACGATTTGGAAAGTACGGGAATGGCTCATGTCGAGGTAGCTTGGCCCGTTGGTGCCGAATTTCCTACCATTTTCCGAATGAACCCGAAGTACATCCGCTGTACGAAGGAAAGTAACAAGGCGACTATCAAACGCAAGCGGCGAATCAGCTCCACAAAGCAGGTAGAGGAATTTTCGCAGGAAATCTATACCCGTCGCTATGCTATGAAGCGCAATACATCTGTCGTGTGGTTCCGACTTTTTGGGACAGATGTAGATGAAGGTAAAGAGGAAAATCAGATCATCCCTCTTCGCATCGGTCATGACGGCCCTTATGGTGAGCCACGATGGTTCGGCAATGCGCCTGGTGTGGTTGGCAGTCGCGAAGCTGAGGAACTGAACGTGTCCTATTTTTCCAACGGGCGTATGCTCTCCATGATTTTGACCGTCACCAATGGTCGCCTTACCAAGCAATCGATGGAATTGCTGAAAAACGTGAAGGGCTCACAATCTCAAGGAGGTATCCTGTACCTTGAAGCCAAGGGAGAAGAGACGGGCGGCCCGATGGATGAGAAAGTCGAGAAGGTTGCTATCAAGCTGGACAAGCTGAATGACCTTCTACAGCAGGATGCCTTGTTCCTGGAATACGGGAAGGAGAAAAAAGCTGATATCTTGTCCGCTTTCCGGCTGCCTCCAATCTTGGTCGGTCAAAGCTCGGATTATAACAGGGCGACCGCCGATGCAGCTTTACGCTTTGCTGAGGAACAGGTTTTTGAACCATACCGCAAGTGGATCATGGCAGAGATATTTAATAAACGCTTGTTTCCGGCTATGGACATTTTCCGAGTGCGTGCCGTGTTGAGAGGGCCGAAGATTATAGACCCTGCGGATCGCAAGGCTATGCTGGATTTTATCGCAGACCGTGGGATTATGTTGGTTCGGGATCTGATTCCGATTGCTGAAGACGTCCTTGGTACGACTATCGACGAAACCAAGTTCAGCGAGGAATACCTTGATACACCTATTGCCCAGCTCGCAGCCAGTCAGCCAGCACTGCTTGAGCCAGAGCCTGACACAGACACAGACGACATGCAGAATCGTATCGCTACAATTGCCAAACGCTTGTTAAAACAGGCTGACAAGGAGGCAGGCGTTCATGTGTGAGTCCTGTTGGGCGCTGATCGCCAAGGCAGACGACGATGAATTTTTAGACAGCTTAGAACTGTCGTATGTTGAACGCAAGGTGCTGGAAGAACTGTACAAGCAAGGCGAGGATCGCATAACTGAGATTCTGGAGCTACAGGGGCAAGCCCTTCATGATGCCATTTCGGAACTAAGCGAGGATGCCCTGGGTGATATCGGGGAGCTAGGTAAGGTGCTTATCGCTTTGCACACTACAGATGTGTTTGCGGAGCTGTTCGAGCAAGCCATAAAGGAGGCTTTTGAACCGCTGTTTCAATTGGCCGGGGAAACAGAGCTGTCCGCGTTGGACAAGGAAAAGGTATGGAGCACTAGCAACAAGGCTGCTGGCCGTTTTACCAAGAAGCTAAAAAAGCTGGTTCCAGACATGAACAAAGCTTCTACGGATGTGTTGCTGCGTAGCTTCGGCAAAGCCATTGAGGAAGGGGCTACACCTTCCGAGCGGGCATTACTAGTGCAGGAGGTTAGTGCACAAGCGGCCAGCGGGGAAGATGGTCCATTTAGTATGCAGCGTGCGCAGCGGGTATCACGTACCATGAGCACCGCAGCCGCCAACGGTGGCAAGCTGGAAGGCTGGAAGCAGTCGGAAATCGCTAAGGGAAAGAAGTGGCGGTCTGCTGCTGGCACACGTACTCGCAAGAGCCATCGAAAGGCCAATGGTCAAGTGGTACCGTTGGATGAACCGTTTAAAGTGGGGGACAGCAATCTGATGTATCCCGGTGATCCGTCCGGGGAGGCGAAGGAAATCGTAAACTGTCGCTGTACGATGCAGTTGGTACTGGATTAATTATGAGGGGAGGTGAAAGAGAACATGACCTTTAAATTGAAGGATGCAAAGATTACTCATATTTCGCTGGTTGATAAAGGAGCCAACGGTGTTCCATTTGCAATCATTAAATCTGCCGGGAAAAATGCCATCCAGAAGCAAGTACAGATTGCGAAGGTTGACGATGCCAAGAAAGTTGTAATCGGTGTGGTATATCAGCCGGACGTGGCTGACGCTCATGGGGATCAGATGGATGCGGAGGAAATTGAGAAGGCCGCCCATCTCTTCATGGAGAAACAACATACCTACAACATCGACAAGCAGCATGACCTGGATACGGACAAAGGCTATGTAGTCGAATCCTATATTGCTCCTTGTGACATGGAGATCGGTGAACAAACTATTATTAAAGGCTCCTGGGTGGCCGGGGTAAAGGTAACGGATGACGACACTTGGGATGATATTCAGAAAGGCGAGATTACTGGCTTCTCTATGTGGGGTGTTGGTAAACGGGAAGAGATCGAGGAAGACGGGGAGGTATCCAAGGGGCTCTTGAGTAAAATCGTTAAAGCGCTCGGCGCAATGGGATTGATTGAGAAAGGCGCAGTCGCTGACAAATACAATAAGAACCGTAAGAACCGCGAATTTTGGGCTGCTCAGGATGCCTTGAATGCGGTTCTTTTTCGTTGGGATAGTTGGGATAGTTGGGAGAGCGGCATGGAGAGCGACCCTGAATTAATCCGTGAAGCCCTTCAGGACTTTGTGGACATCGCTCAGGAAGTGCTCGTTCAAGAGGATATTGTAAAGGCAATCGGAAGCCCACCTGAACAGATTGCTAAAGCAGGGAAAAAGATTTCGGACGGCAACATGAAACACATTGACGATGCCATTGCTGCATTGACCGAATTAAAAACAAAAACCGCCCCTGAAGAAGATGAGGGGAACAAGGAGGAAGACGATTTGAACGCTGAAGATATTGCAAAGGCTGTACAGGCTGCCGTGGCTCCAATCGCTAAACAGGTAGAAGCTCTGTCGACGCGGGTTACTGAATTAAAGAAACAAGAAGGGGCGGAGTCTGAACAGCCAGCAGGAACAGAAACACCTGCTGAACCGCAAGCAAACGCGCTGACTGACGCGATTACAAAGGCACTAGCACCGCTGACTGAGCAAGTCCAAGCGCTGGCTACTGACGTACAAGTTGTAAAGAACAGCCGTGGTGGTTCCGCTCAAGGTGGCTCTGGAGAAGACGAAATTCAAAAATCTGGCGGTGTAAGCTTCGGCGGCCTGCTTTAATACCAAGAAGGGAGACAAGCAAATATGAGAACAAACGGACAAATTATCAAATCCACCATAACGAGCACGTTGGATCAAACGGCCCTGAACTATGAACAGGTGGACAAGTTTACTGAAATGGCTTATGAATCTACGGAGTTTCTAAAGGGGATTCGAACGGTTAATAAGATAAGCTCTAAAGGTACAATTGACAAAATCGGTGTGACCGGCCGTAACCTACGCAGTAAGGTGGAAAATAAGGAGGCCACCAATACGGCTGCACCTACTTTTCCACAGGTCCCTTATGCTGTGGCACCAGTAGTCCTTCCTTTTGAAATCACGGAGGAGTTCATTCGTCAGACTCAACGGGTACGCGGGCAGAATGCCGAGGAAATCATTATGGCAGCCATGACCAAAAACTATGGTGATAACATGCAGGATATTGGGTTCAACGGGGATACTGCTACGCCGAATACAGACCCTGATTATGCTTTCCTAAGCATCAATGACGGATGGCTCAAGCTGGCGAAGACCAAGGGCAACTTCATTGACTGGACGACGCTTCCTGATGTAAAGAAAAAAGGCGTCTTCTTCGAGATCGAGCGTGCAATTCCTACTCGCTTGCGCACAGGTGGCGTGTTCAAATATTTCATGCACCCAAACACATTTAGTGAGCGTATTCAGGCGCTGGCTGAGAAAGACACCAGCGCATCTATTCAGTTACAAATTACTGGTGGTGTGAAGAAAATTAATAGTTATGATGTGGTTGAAGTCGCACATATGCCAGAGGGTGCTGTGTTGTTCACTTATCACGATAACTTTGCGTTGGTTAACACCTATGACATGCAGATTCGTAAAACTACCGAGGGCAGAGAAGCCATCTATGCAGACAAGCGATTCTACGCTATCCATTCGGATTTTGACTCTATCTTTGAAGAACCGGGGGCAGTTGCATATGTCGAAGGGGTGACGTTCTGATGGCCTATATCACATATCGAGGAGAAAACACCTCTTTGATGCTTTACGGCATCCGCTTTGTGCAAAAGGTGCCGGTGCTGGTTGATAGCGAATCTGTTGTTAAAAATTTTCGTGAACGCTCGGATTTTGATATCAAGGAAGAAAAGGTTATTCCGCTGGAAGACCTGACGCTTGTCCAGCTTAAAGATAAGGCTAAGGCTGCTGGGATTAAGGGATTTAGCAATATGAATACACAGGATCTGATCACTGCGCTACGCGGTGGAGGTAAACCTACCGACAATACGCCACTTGCAGGTGATCCGGCGAAACCTGAAGGGGCTGACGGTAAAAATGCTGACGCCAACAATACTCCAACAGCGTAGCCGCGTAACCCCGATCCAAGAGGCATCGGCAGAGCTGCTACAGCAATACATTGACGACGCACAAGTGCGCATTGAGCTGTACTTGCCCGTTCCCTTCCCGGCTGAACCTGATAAGCAGATTATGCTGGCTTGGACCAAGCTGGCGGAGGGACTGGCCCTACAGGACAGCGAGGAATATCTCGCATCGGTAGCGCGTAACTATGCGTCCGAGAGCGATGGAGCTTGGACGTACACCCGGCAGGCTGTGGAGGGCAAAACGACGGGTAATGTTGATGTGGACGCTATCCTGTTTCTGTGGGTGAAAAAGCAGACTGGACCGGATGATGGTAACATCACCGCATACGTGCTATGAACCACCGTTTTAAAACGCCACTGGCCGTGTATCGTGTTGGTCAAAAACGGGATAATGACGATCTGTTTGATGATCGTAAATCGGGCAAGGTGACTGACGTAAAATGCTTTGTCGTGGCAACTACGACGGAAGCCAAAGCGGATGCTAAACCAGTAATGTACATCGTCAAAAAGATCGTAGGAGTACCGAAGGCAGCCGACATTAAGCTCAGTGACGAAGTGGTGTTGCTAGGCCGTCGATACCTTGTTGTTGACTCCATTCCGCGCCGTTACTGGCGTGAGCTGCTTGTAACATGTGAGGTGAAAGGGAATGACCGTGCATGATTTTGATGGACTGTCCCGGCGTTTCCGTCGGATAGCCGATGAAGGGATGGAACGTATTTTACGTAACATCGCGGAGGCAGCCGGGGAAACGTTGCTCAATCTGATTATCGATGAAATCGACCGACAGGATCTGATCGACACTGGGGCCATGTGGCAGTCCTTTTCCCGTGGCGATGATAACAACGTGTGGGAATGGGATGTAGACCGCAACGCGATCACGTTGGAGCTTGGTTCCAACTTGCCTTATGCACAATTGGTCAATGATGGTTACACCGTTGAGAAGAAACATTTTGTGCCGGGTTACTGGAATGGTGGCGGCTCATTTGTCTACGATCCGTCTGCCAAAACTGGGTTCATGGCAAAGCCACGTAGCTTCATAGGTCGTCACTACTTTGATATTGCGGTGGAGCATTTGGAAGGCGGCATGAACCAACTCATCATGCGGCGGTTAGAGGTTGAGCTGGAAAGGATGTTGCGCTGATAATGGATGTTGGTTTAAAAGCCTGGGCCGAAATTGTGCGACGAGTGTATCCTGAGCTCTCTATCTTGCGAGATCGGTCTAAATGGTTGGCTGGTGATTTTAAACTGCCTGCCGTGTTTATCGAGACGGATCTTGTTTCGGACAAGGTTCACACGCCGCGAGCTGATCGGATCATTGAAGATGTGGGGCTGGTGTTCCACTATGACAAGGAACGAGCGGACGAGCAAGACGAGGGGGAGCCTATACCGCTTGATCTTGACCCGTTGTTCCTCTACTTGCGGCAGCAACGGTTTAACGTAGCATCCAAGCGTTTTGGGGTTGTGCTGGTCATTGAGCCGCCACGAACCCGAAAAAAGGCCGATCAAGTAGAGGTTACCTTTAGGTACTCGTATTTGCTCAGTGTACCGAAGTTACTGGTCAATGACGATGGCAACCCAATTCAGAAGATTAACAATTTTTATATCAGTCACAACGGGGAGGAATTTGACGCATGACTGAGGATTTAAACAAACGGAATAAGCAGGAATGGATTGAGAGCGCAGCGGTCTTGAAGGCAGAGCCTTACGAGATTGCGGGCGCTCTTTTTGATTGCGCTACTGACGCCTTACTTTCGCGGGCAGAAGTGGAGCAAAGACTGGTTGTGTATTTGCATCCGGTCAAGGAAGCCCCTGCTTCTGCGCCTGTTAAGCCAGAAGTACCACAAGTGAAAAAAGCAAAGGAGGAAACGCTAAATGACAATTCAGAGGGTTAGACCCAGCGCTTATATTGCGCTGTTGGTAAAAGCGCGGTCCCGTGTTGTTCCCACAACTGGCCGCGTACTCATTCCCTATCAGGCCGAATGGGGCGCACCGAACCAAGCCGTAGATATGGCTAATGATTCTGAACGACTGAAGGAGTCCAGCAAGCTTGTTGATGTATTGGAGCTTGCTGCCGAAAGCGGGGCGACTGTTATCGGTTACCGGGTTACAAACGGTGAAGAAAAGGCTGCATCGGTAGCTGTTGCTGACAGTTACACCGTAGAAGCGCGTTATCCAGGCACACGAGGCAACGACTTTGAATATATGGTGCGTCCCGCACTTATAGATGAAACCAAAAAGGAAATTGTTATACGCGACACCAAAGGCGTGTATGACACAGAAACGTATCTGGTTGCAGACAAGGCCGCTGCTGTGGAAGCTCTTAAAAAATCGGCTATGGTTCGTTTTAAAGAAACTGGAGCTACTGCCCTTGCAGACGTGGCTTACACCAAACTGGATGGCGGCACAACCGGTATGGCCACACTTGCGGCAGCCGACTGGAATCGTATCTTCAACCGGGTGTACGGCCTGACGTTTGATACTATTTACCTTTCCGCTACTGATCCGGCTGTACAAGCTGCCGCCAAACAATGGCTGCTGGATCGCCGTGATAAGGGCCATAAGCTGGCGACGTTGGTTATTGCTGGCCCTGCATCTACGGACGGCGATATCGAGGCCCACAATGCTCGTAGTCGTGCTATGAATGCCCGTTATGTAATTAACTGCTCTCTTGCTGGCGATCACACCAACGGCAAGACCTACACATCCGTCGAATGGGCAGCATGGGTGGCTGGATTGGTTGCGGGTACACCTGCCAATAAGTCATTTACAGGTGTCAAAGTTCCGATGACGCAGGCAAAAGTGGACTGGAGTCATAGTGAAGTGTTGAAAGGACTTGCAGAAGGTACGCTGATGGCTACGCGTGACGGATACGACTACGTTATCGAGCAGGCCATCAACACACTGACCACACTCGGACCAAATGAGCGTGAGGACTTCGGTAAAATTCGTGTCTCGGCCACCACTGACCAGGTGATGAATGATATCTACGAAGCGGGCAAGAAGTGGAAGGCCAAGCTGGATAACGATAAGGAAGGGCGCAGCATGTTTATTGCTGCTGTGTTGGAATATCTCAAAATCCGTGCTCAGCAGAAGGCCATTGCAGACAAATTCAGTTTTGCAGAAAACCCTGATAAGACAAGTGAAAATGATTATGCATATTTCAAGCTTGGGGCCAAGCCATTGGATGCTATCGAAATTTTCTATACTGACTGGGAGGTGGAATAATAGATGGAACGCGAACTTATCGGGCGGAATCTCTCGCTCCAAGACGATAATGGTGAGGATGTCCAGACAGTCAAGGAAGTGGAAGTGCTTCTGAAACCAGAAAACTTGGACATTGTTCGAGCACGGCGCATGGCCAAAACGAAGCAACTTACAGGATACGAAATCTCAGTTAAAATTGTCATGTCAAAACTGGAATCGCGATTGCGGTACCGACTGCTGGACGACTTTAAAGCAGGTCGTACAATGTTCCTTCCTCGTATTACAGGTTCCTTGGAAGACCGTATCACGGGCAACACGGAACGTGTCTTAATCACGGGGATTCACATTCACGAGGAGATAGATATTCTCGTCGCGAAAATCGATGACAACAATGGGATTGACATTACCTTGTCCGGTACAGCTACGGATTTTGATTTCGTGGACAAGTTCCCGGATTACATGGCATAAAAGTCGTTTTTCATCGGACAAAGAAGAATCAGACAACTTAGTAGAAGCATATGGATAGCATAAACAATGTTGAGGTGAACAATGAAACCAATGCTCTACAATCAAGAATTTAGGATATATGTGATAACTTTCTCCGACATAAGAAGGTTTTTTATAATGGAAATAGTCATGGGGTCGATAACTTATTCTATCGCTATGCAATTATTCCATAATGTTATTTTAGCGTGCGCAGGAGGTTGGGCTGGAACAGAAGTATTAAAAAAATTGGAGATTTCTAAAAACATTAGGAAGTAAATAAACAAATGAATGATTCATGGGTTTCTATGACCGCCTTTAATATAAAGGGCGGTCTTTTGGCATTAACTAGCTTTAGATTTATATAGGAGGAACTAAACATGAGTAACCAAAATCAAGATAAACTGCAAAAATACCTTGCTGCCGGCACTGAAGCAGCAAAGCCAGAACAAATTGAAGTGGAGGTAGATGGAGAAAAGTGGTCTGTCCGCCGCCTGACGACAATGGATATTCGCCGTTGCTATGATGTGGCATTTAATGATGATGGTTCACCAAAGGAAACATTCAACGATATCGACGTTATGATTGTGCGGGCGACGGAGCATGACTTCGATTGGAACAACAAAGAGCTTCTAAAAGTTTATAGTTGCATAAACAAGAATGAGTTACCACCACGAATGCTCAGCAATCCAGACCATTATGCAATCCTCAGCAAGGCGGTACGTAACTTCCAAGAAACTAAGGAAGAATTGATGAAAGAAGCAAAAAACTCATCCGGCGAGATGGCGAGGCAAGCTGGATAGCCCATTTTTGGGTTAACCAAAAAAAGCTGCCTTCTGAGGTCTTGCCGTATGAAGTGGATGAAGAGCGCCAATATTATTTTTGCCTGGCAGCATCAATGATCGCTGAGGAAGAAATGGCGCGTATGAATCGGAAATAACCATGTCGAAACAGGAAGGGGGTGGGAACTATAGCAACTACATCAGTTACGGTACCGTTTGAGGCAAGGGATATGATCACCGGCGCAGTCCGGAATATGCGTCGTATGCTTCAGGGCGCCCATGACGACTTGGTGAATTTTCGCCGGGCATCCGGTAGCATGTTCGATGATTTTGTATCAGGTAGCCGCCGGGCGAGGGAATCTGCGGACGATCTAGGCAGACGGATTAATGGCGCGTCCGACGAAGTACGCCGCATGAATCAGATCCATCTGGACGATATCTTTCGGCGGGCGCGTGCTGGAGCCGACGATCTTCGGCGTTCAGCGGATCGTGCGGACGCGGATATCCGTAGTATTCGTGATGCTAATGTGAAATTACGTGCTGAGGATTCCATAAGTCCAGTCGTTGACCAGGTATCTGACAAGATTTCAGCCTTGGCAGCTTTGGCGGGCGGGATTGTGCTCGGTAGCGGTGTGAGTGACTCTATGTTTGGAGGCGTGTCCGACTACAGCCGTGAGGCGGCGCGAAGTGCGGCATACATGCCGGAAAACATTCGTCAGCAGAGCCTTAGTACGGTAGATGATTTAGTTAAAAAGGCCATTATCCCAGATCGTATTGAAGGAACACGACAACTTGCCGATGCGGCTCCTTTAGTTCAGGACAAATCCAAGATGAGTGACTTCGTAAGTGCGTCTGCTAAAATCCAGTACATTCGCCCGGATGCCGGAGCTGAGGAAGTACAGCGGGCGCTGTCTCAAACGTCGAACAGTTTTAAAGAATCCTACAGTCAAGTCGCTGATAGCATGATGTATGCCTATAAGGAGGTAGGTGACAAGCAGCAGGATCTGTTCGATACGTTTTGGGAGTACAGTCCATACTTTGCAAGCAGCGGCACCGATTCAGCGCAAATGGCAAACTTTTTAACGAAAACTGTCCAGAATGGCGCATTTAACTTCGACAAGCCTGCCGACTTTTTCAAAGAGACGTTTGGTGTCAAAGCTCTGAATACAGGGGATATGGCGAATTACTTTATCAGTCGTGGGGCAGGGAAGGATGAGGCCCAACGCCAGGCGTCGGCTTTTACAGACGACATTAATTCAGGTGACAAACAGCGTGCGCAAGGAGCCATTGCAGCATTAGTCGGGGATTTGGCCACTCAAACCAGAAGTCAGCTAAAACAGTCTCTTGTCACTCTAGGTTCTGGCGCTGGTGAAGACAATGCTGATTCCATCCTGAAGACGTTCGGCACAGCGTTTCAAAAAGCACCTAACATGAAGGGCACCACTGATAATTTGCTTCGTAAGCAGCAAACTGCTGACCCAATGACGGAAATGAAGCAAACTCGTGCTGAAATGAGCTTGCAAATGCAAGAGATTGGAACCAATATTGCTCAAGCAGCCCTTCCAGCTATGAAGGAATTTAACGCCTTGCTGGTACAGAATAAGGACAATATTCAGGCACTTGGTACAGGGATAACCAATGCGATAACCGGAGCGACCAGCTTCTATAAAGATCATTTTAGAGCCATAAACACTGCTCTGATGGGACTGGCTGCTGTACTGGTGGCTAAGAAATTATGGTCTTTCGCTCAGGGTGTTAAGAAATTCAATGATGAATTAACCACCGCAGCTAAATGGGTAGGAGAGAAGGGAAAAGCGGGGGCAAATGCCACAGGAAGAGGAGTCAAAGCCGGTTGGAATTGGATTCGACGGAAACCTCCTGAACCTCCAGCTCCACCACCTGAAGAAACCCCAGCCCAACGAGCTGCCCGAATACGGGAGCGGATGGGCGGACGCGGTATTAGACGCCAATTGAGTGGAAACCGTAACCCTGTCGATGATCGTATTGGTGGTTTACGCTCTATCGCTTCCATGACTGTTAACGCTACGAAAGTCTATATAAATGGCTCTGTGTCTGGTGGCGGAGACGGCGGGGCAGGTGATGGTGGTGCCGATGGGGGCGACCGAGACAGAGATCGCCGCCGTAGACGAAACCGTCGTGGAGTGCGTAGGGGAGCGGGAGGCGGTGGCGGTAGACGACGTATACGTATTAATGGTCCCCGTCCCACTCCACTAAATCCACCTAACCCGAACCCAAGCCCAAGGGGATCGCGTGACAATCCTTATCGTATTCGTCGTCCAGCTCCACCAAATCCACCCCCACCACCGAGTCCGCCATCTGGCGGTGGCCGTCTGCGAGGTTTCCTGAAAGGAGCAAGCAAAGCGGCTAAAGTTGGCGGTATCGTTGGTACGGTTGCAAGCGTAGCAGCCGGTGCATATGACCTCTATCAAGCATCAAAGGATAAAGGCCTGCGCGAGGCTGTATCTACTCAGGGCGGTGCTATGGTTGGCGGTGTAGCTGGCGGTGCTATTGGCGGTGCTTTTGGGTCTGTTCTTGGTCCGCTTGGCACAATGGCCGGCGCATACATCGGAAACGTCGTCGGTGAAAAGATTGGGAAATTTGCGGATGAGAGTGGCGCTACTCGTTGGGTAGTAGATAAGGCAGTCGGAGTCTTTGATTCAGTAAAAGACACTTGGGGTGGTGTTAAAGACTGGTTCACAGGCAAGAAGGAAGAGAAGCCTGGCCCCCCTCCTGAAGCCAAAATTACGATCAACAATCTGACTGAGCAGAAGCAGAAGCGTCTTCAACAGATTGGCGACGATGTGCGCAAAAGCATAGTCGATAAAGGTCTTAAAGAGGGGCTGAAAACCGTTGCCGAGCAACCAGAAGTTAAGCAACGCCTTAATGCGCTTAAAAATGCGTGGGGCGTTGTCTGGAAGATGGGAGACAGTAGCAAGGCCCAGAAGAGCATTAAAGATGTGGGAACGGCTACAAAGAGCAGTTCGGATGAAGTAGCCAAGGGTGCAGCCAAGAGCAAACAAGCTTATCAAGAGGTCGGCAATGCGGCCAAGGCGGCTGCTGAAAAAGCAAAGCAATATCTGCTCTCTCTAAAAAGCGTGTCGGGTCAAGGTAATAGCTGGGGTAGCGATCTTATTTCCCATTTCGTTGCTGGGATGCGTAGCCAGTTCCCGACACTTTCCTCTGTAGTCAGTAGCGTTGCCGTAGTCTTACAGAAAATGAAGGATGCGAAAGACGGTAATTCTGGCGGAGGCGGTACTACACCGAAACCCAAGCCACGTCCGTATGCTCAAGGTGGTTTTGTTAATCGTCCGCACGTTGGCCTGGTTGGGGAAGCTGGTCCGGAAATGATAATTCCATTGTCGGCCAACCGTCGCAGTCGTGGCCGGGAGCTATGGGAACGGGCTGGGATTATTATGGGTGTACGTCCATATGCAAACGGCGGTCAAGTCGGACGGCCAAGCCTGATCGGTGCGTCCAGTATGATGCCGATGGCACAGATGCTTAATCCATCCGTTTCGGCTGCCCCGAAGTCAATAAGCATTGAGAATATCAATATTGATTTCGGAGAAATGGCAAAGGGCATTAGTAATTTTGCCGAGTTCGCACAGATGCTCACCAGTCCTCAAGGTCGTGCGTTGATCCGTAAAGTGTTTGGTGAAGAAATGATGAAAGTATTGGAGAGTGGAGGGTAAGCCATGTTGGCACTATCGCAAGGAAAGATCCGTCTTACCTTTCCGATCACCCCGGTAGAAATTCAAATCACGTCTGGTAATGAGGTTGAAACCTTTACCGTCATAACTGGACAGGAGCGCACAGGAAAACCCGTCTCGAAAGTGAAACGGGTTTCTTTTTCTGCTATCCTTCCGCGCTATTGGGAAGAGATTTGGGAGACGGATAGCAAACAGACGGTCACCTATAAAACACCAGAAGTAACGTGGAAACTGCTGGAGCAATGGAAAGGTAAGCCTGTTGTACTTAACTTTGAGAACCTATTTAGTCAAACGATGCTCCTGGAGGGGATGGATCAGACGTACAAGGATGGACAGGGGAATCTTCATGGTAACTATTCATTTGTGGAGTATAAGCCTGTTAAAATCGTCTCTTATTCTAACTCTAAACAGGTTCTCAAGCCTGGAACCGTGATCACTAAACCGTCCAAAAGCCGCCCTAATACTACCGGCAAAAAGGACAAAAAGAACGATAAGAAAAAAGATGATAAAAAAAAGAAGGCAAAGGATAAAAGTAAGAAGGCTAAGGAGGACCCAAACGCTAGGGGTGCTTTTGACTATACAGGTTCCAAAAAGCGGATATCGGACAAGGTTTCCAAAGCGAAAGGGAAGTGATGTATTATGGACGGATTTGCGGTTGTATATGGCAAGGAGAACGCCCGCCAGATGCTGACGGATGGCATCGAGGAAGTGTCCTGGTCTTCTGGCCGTGATGAGATTGCCCGCAGCGCTACGGTACGACTTCGCAATGCGAGCAATATAAAAGTAGCTGGTATGCTGATGTGCTTTTCGCAAAAGGTCGGTGGTGCTTTGTACCATCACAAGAACCAATTTTTTCACGGACCCATCATCAAGTATGAACAAGACGAATTTACAAACGCTTGGGAAATTGAGGCGAGGGAAATTGGATGGTACTTGTCCAAAAACAAAGGGACTCGGCCGTACTTAAAGGGTGAAGCGGGAGCGGAGCTGCAAAGATACGTCAAGAGCACAGGCATTGACTTTCGCTGCCCAGCTTTGGGCTTCAGCTTGGACGAGCGTTATGGGACTATGGCCCATTCGGAAATCATCCTCGACGTATTGCAAAAGGCATATGAGCGTAGCGGCTACCGTTATTATATAGACCTTGTTAGGACGGAAAAGAGCTTTTATCTGCAAGTGATGCGCGAAGGGACCAATACAAAGGTCCCTATTTTTGTACCCGAACAGATGACCTCCAGCACGGCAGGATACAGCATCGAGGAAACCTATACAGTCGTAACCGCGCAAAAATGGAAGGATGATAAGATCGCTTCTGCTGTTACTAAAACGGCAGCGGGTGCAGTGAAGGCAATGGGCCGAATGGAAGAGATCATCGAGGTTGGTGAGGATGAAAAGCCGGAGACGATTGCTACACAGCGGCTCAAAGTTTTGTCCGCTGCCAAACAGATTAAGAAGATCACTGTCCGACATGAAGACCATACGTTGTCTGGTTTGCGTTCTGGCTGGCTGGTGTTGACTAAAACGGATCATACCTCAAAGTGGATTGTCGTCACGGCTGATAGCAGCTACAAGAATGGAACATATACCGTAACGTTGGAATTGGAAAGGAGGGAATAGCCGTGCTGAATGAAGCGCTCAAGCTTCTAAAAGATCAAACCAAAGACAGTATCGACTCACGGGACACCGAAAGGGCTACGCTTCTAAGTTGGCCAAGTAGTCCGTCAATAGAGGTGGATGGTGACCTTACTCCCTATCCAACGGATAAACTGGTGTTTGCTGAGTATTTGTTGGATCGGGAAGTTAAAGCGGATTTCATAGCTGCTGAATATCTGGAGGGCGATGAAGCCAAAGGCAGCGTTACAGGCGTACTGGCTAACGGTGTGGTTTACGAAACAGGGGAGCCATACAAGCAGACCCCACGCAGCTCGTTACGTGGCAAGCTGGTTATTCCAAGCCCTTTGCAGGTTGGTGACCGGCTGATTGTCTCCAGACTGAGCGGACAGCGGTACTATGTTCATGGAAAGGATGTAAGGGCTGGTGGCTGATGATGAAACGTTATTCCCCGATCTTGATCTTTCCACACTTGACGAGGTGGAGTTGACAGAGACGGTAGCGTCTGAAACCAAATGGACTTATGTGATCGACTATCGCACGCGGCAGATGGTCACCACAGATGATGGACGTCCCAAAAAAACAGCTACTTATAGTGAATACCTTGTGCAGACGGCGATGAAAATCCTGAACACCGAGCGGTTTCAATACGTTGTGTACAACGAGGAAATAGGTGTAGAACGGTCTGAATGGGCCAACTGGGAGGAAGTCGAGATCAAACGAGACATCGAGGAAGCATTGACCGCGCATGCTGAAATATCTCAAGCAGAAGTGCTGTCTATGGAACGGGACGGCCAGAACATGTACTTGAAAATTAAATTAACTGGCTTAGCCGGAGAAGCGGAGCTGAAGGAGGCGATTGAACTGTGAATGTGAAATTAACGGATCTGCCGGCACTGCCACCGATGGCAATTTTGGAGGAAACCCCCGAGGAAGTCTACCGCCGATGGGTTAACCGTGCGATTACATTGGCACAGGAAAAAGGCTTACCCCCGCCTCCTACTGATCCGGGAGAATATTTCTATGATCTGTGGTACCCCATAGCTATGGAATATTCCGAACAGCAGGAACTGTTAACGTATGCTTTCCTTCAGGGCTTTCCCATTTGGGCAGATGGCGAATTTCTGGATGGTCACGGGTGGTCGGACGGAATGCCCCGTAAAGTGGGCGAGGACGATGATACGTACAGATTGCGAATGCTCGAGCGTGCGTTTACTGAGGAAGGCAGCGGACGTCGTAAGGACTATGAGACATGGGCGAAGGAACTGGAGGGTGTCGGTGGTGCTGTTGCCGTGGAGAAGGCTCGTAGCGATGTGTCTATTGATTTGTACCTGACTGACCTTCAGGGCAAACCAGTCACAGAAGAATTCGCTGCTAAAGTTAAGGCAGCTATGTGGGAAAGCAAGCGGATTGCTGGTCATGATCTGGCCGTGCATCCTGCCCCAGTGTTCACATTGAAAGTAGAGGCACAGCTAAACACAGCCCTTTCACTTACTGAGCTGGTGGAACCCATTAGGAAGCGAATTGCCGACTATGCCCTTGGTCGTACAAAGCTTGTCTTTAATTACGTCGGTGCAGCTTTGTTGGTCAAAGGCGTGGAGGATTATGAAAATCTTACGCTTAATGGAGCGACCAAAGACGTTGAGGTTCCAGTAACGTCCGTATTAAAAATTGAGGTGAGCCTGACATGATACCTCTGCGTTATCGGGAAATGTTGCCGCCGCACATGTATGAGATCGACATGGCCGAGCGGCATTTTGGTGTTATGGAACTGGTGGTGGATGAGCGTGAAAAGTCAATTGACGATCTGGGCAATCAGTTTATCTTACAACGGGCTACTTGGTCGCTACCGATATGGGAATGGATATATTTCCGACAGGAGCAAATTTGGACATTGGAGCAGCGGCGTGACGCGATACGTCGTAAACGTTGGGCAAAGCGGCCATTTACGCTGCCCACACTGCGGCTAATTGGTAATAAATACGGCAAACTGTTGGATATACAGGAGGACTTTCTCACCAAGCAAATTCGTTTTGTTTACTCAGTCGATTCGGCTTTAGATATTAAAAGCCTGATGGAAGACTTTGAGTACATCCGGCCTGTCCACATCAACAAGGCTTTGCCCTCATTTAACATTGCATTTCATCATACGTTCCAGATCCATTCCCGTATCCGATTACGTTCCAGAGTGCGTTTTTTCGGCGGGCAGCCTTGGTATTGGGATGGCGTACACCTACTGGATGGTAGTGTGAACTTCTCTGGTTGGGTGGGAGAGCGGGAAAGGTACCGACAAAGGATAGTGATTCGGACATCGCACCGCGTCCAAAATAAGCAGGATGGCATCGTTAGAGCGCGGCACAATTTTTGGCAGTGGGATGGCAGCGTCTTGATGGATGGTAGCCGCTTGTTGGATGCATCTGAAAAAATCATTGAGGTATAGGAGGTAGCTATGGCAAATCAAGTGTTTACCGTTACGACGACGTATGCACGAGAGCAGATGGCCCGGGCGAGAGTGGAGGGAACGGCACTGACGAAGGTGGTTAAGATGGCCTTCGGCAGCGGGGGGGTGGATCAATCAGGAAAGCCGCTGCCTTTGGACGGAACAGAACAGGCGCTGAAAAAGGAACTGGTTCAGAAGGATATTACCAGCTTTGAATTCATTGCTCCTGCGACAATCCGTTATATCTGCTCACTTATGGAAACTGAATTGGCGGGGGAGACGATTAATGAGCTTGCATTGGTAGATTCAGCGGGCAAGCTGACTGCCGTTCGGACGATGAGCAACAAGGTCAAGGACGAAGACATGGAATTCATTTTTGAAATTGATGACATTTATTGAAAGAGGTGAAACAGATGACCTTGCAACAACCTGAACGTATTTTACCCAAAGACCCTGGACATGCGGATTTACTAAATGCTCGCTTCGATACTCTGTATGAAAATGACCAGGAACTGGCCGCACAGATTGAAAACATTAAAAACGATCCAGCCGGAAACGATATTGCATCCAAGGTAGCACTGGACAATCATATTTCTGATGCCAACTTACATGTAACTGCCGCCAAGCAAGCAGCATGGAATGCAGCAGAAGGCAATGCCAAGAAGTATACAGAGCAGTACGCAGCTCCTAAGGTACACACGCACTCTGCATCGGATTTACCTTCAGCGTCAACACAGACGAGAGGGATTGTGCAGATTAATACATCGGTAAGCAGCACTTCTACAGATCAGGCAGCCGCGCCGATCGCGGTCAAGACGGCATATGATCGAGCCAATGAAGCATACAGCCGGGCAGACCAAGCTTTTACGCAAGCCGTTGATCTTAAAAATAAAATCGTAGGCGCGATCAACGGCAAGGGAGGAAGCGCCAATACTGATATGACTGCCGATCAAATAGTCGCCTCATTAAACAATATGCCAGTTAAAAAATATGCTAACGGCAATTTAAATCTGTCGATTAGCGGTGAGCCTGATGGGGGGCAAACTGCAGCTCTACCAGCCGTCATGACAAGGACATTCCAGCTACCCACAGGATTTAATATAGGTAGGTTGTTCATTCGGGTATCAGCATACGTCTACGCTATAATTTCGATGAGCAGTGGATGGAATCAGTTTTCGTTGCCGTCAGGTCTTATAACGGTAGCACCGGATGCACAAGGAGACATCAGCAATACAAACGGGAGTATAACGGTCAGTTTGTCGGGTACCACTATAACTGTATTTATCAAGTCTGGAATCTATAGCGGAGCACCTCGCAGATATGAAGCGGGAATATCTTTATGGTGGGCAATCGAGTAAGGGGGGAGAAAAGGATGACTAAATTTGGAAGACGTATTTTTTATCGGAAGACTACAGGGGAAGTTCTCTTGATTCGTGGAGAAGCGCAGGGGGATGTAATCGAATCCACGATCGATGATGATTTCGGTTTTTACCCTGAAATAAAAGCTTTGGACAGGGATCAAGTAGGTGTTTTGCAATTGGAATATGGTCAACACACAGAGGACTTTGCTTTGGCCACCTTTTACCGAGTTGATCCTTCGGCACAGACTATGCTTTTTACTTTTCCAACAGATAAACCTGACTGTCCAGTCCCTGCGCCTCAGAAACCTTTGTACGATCAGGTGGCTGAGCTCCAGCAATCCGATTTGGATAACAAGGAAGCTATAGCTGGGTTGGTCAAAATAGTTATGGAAAATGTTAAGTAGGGCCTGTGAGTGGATTCTGCTTTTTGTTTTATGGCAAATCATGAGGGGAGGTGACATCATGGACGAGCGTATCAAAAAAGCATTTGCAACTACATTTGTACATCTTATTCTTTCTGGTCGGCGCACAGTTGCAGACGTGCCAACATCATTGCAAGACTTGGTCAAAGCAGACTTGGGTATTGCTGAGCCTGCACAAGCGGCTTCAGTAGCCGAACAAACAACAGAACAAGAAGCGTAAAAGGCGTATCCAATCGGATGCGTTATTTTTTTGCCCCCGGTGAGTGGTCGGGGGCTTTATTTTTAAGGGGGAAAAGGTAGTGAGCCAAATAAAAATGTTTGGCAGCACCGTATGGACCGCAATCGTCGGGACATCAGAAAAGGAGGCGGCGGCAGGGGGAGTGACGGCGCTGACTGGTCTGATTGTTACATTTTTGGGTGGGTGGGACAAGCCGCTTCAGGTGCTGCTTACGATGATGATATTGGATTATATTTTTGGAGTTGCCGCAGCTATTAAAAACAAGAAAATGGACAGCGATGTGATGTTTTGGGGAGGAATCCGTAAGGCTACTGTTTTAATGGTGGTGGGTTTATCTGCACAAATTGATGATTGGTTACAACCAGATGCGCCTATTTTTAGGATCGCAGCGATTTATTTTTACGCCGGTCGTGAAGGGCTGTCACTGGCCGAGAATCTTGGGGCATTGGGAATCCCATTGCCGTTCAAGCTTAAAAGTTTCTTGCGGCAGTTGAAAGACAAGGGAGATGAAACAGATGCAACAACGAAATAGACGTAACGCCCAAGGGATCGACGTATCCCATCACCAGGGAAACATTGACTTTAAAAAGGTTGCAGCAGACGGCATATCATTTGTTTTTATAAAGGCAACGCAGGGGGGGGCATTCCGATCAAAAACATTTTTGCAGTTTGTGAAAGATGCGAAGGCGGCTGGCCTGCTTATCGGGGCGTATCACTACATTGACGACTCTGCCACTACGCCAGAGCTGGCCCGACGAGAGGCGGGAAACTTTGCAAAGGCAATAGAGGACGCTGGAGGCGTGTCCACGTTCGACCTGCCTCCCGTGATGGACTACGAGTCCAATAAGTCCAACCTAAGCAAAACGGCGATTACAGCCGTAGCCAGGGCCTTTTTGGAGGAAGTGGAGCGACTCACTGGAGTACGCCCAATTGTTTATACGTATCCATCTTTTATCGGGAATTTTTCGGGGCTGTCCGGTTACCCATTATGGATTGCAAGGTACAGTGCCACACAAGTACCACCGGATGCGTCCGGTTGGAAACGTTGGGACTTCTGGCAGTATTCCGATGGTTCCGCAGGCGGAACGCTACCAAACGGAAAAATGCGAGTTAATGGCATTGGCGGACCAGTAGATCTTAACGAGTACAACGGCACAGCGGACGAGTTACGCAATTGGATCAAGGCAATGAAAAAGGAGGAAGATACAGTGTCAAAACAACAAAGAGACATTAACAAAGTTAGCCCATGGGCAGCCGATGCGTGGAAGGAAATGACCCAAAACGGGTATTTTGATGGAACCCGGCCAGGTGCATCAATTACCCGAGAAGAAGTTGCTGTCGCTCTTAATCGTCTACGTAAAAACATCTTCAAGGGGGATAAGTAATTATTATGATAGAACAATACGTCACAACCATTGCACTGTCCGCTATCGGCTTGGTTACAATCGGAGTGCTGACCCTTGGCACGGCGGTATACAGAAAGCTAAAGCCATTGTACGAGGCTCGTTTTACAGCAGAGCAACGCAAGCGAATTGAGCAACTTGCTCACGATGCCTATGCTTATGCCGAAACCAAATTTGCAGGCCAAGGAGCTGCTAAATTCCACGGGGCAACTAAGCACCTCGCAGACAAGCTGGGAGCGCTGGGAATAAAGGTAGGTTCAGATGAAATTGAATCGGCTGTGCAATTAGCCTGGGAGAAATTTAACCCTGGTAAAACCAAGCGCGTTGATTCTGAATTACAGCCACCTGAAGATGTGGCTAAAGCGGCTGTTTCGGCTTTTGCAGCTAAAGTTAGCGAATTGGTAAACCAAGCTGTGGGAGATAATAAAGTACCTACAGCTTCTACGAAGGAGCAAACTGCCGTTCCAGCTACCCAACCACCTATTGCTGCCGAATAA